CCCGCCGTTCTGAAATCTCTTTGATCCAGTTATTTGGGTTAGTAAAAGGAAGCCCAGCAATTCGCAACATAAGTGTGTAAGCTGACAGCGTTATTGTGGAAGAAAGCCATCGTTTGTCCCCCTCAAGAATCAATACTTTTTCACTTGGTAGCTTAATTGTGGTTAATTCAAAGTTATTCTTTGTCTCGATTGGGTGCAGAATTAACGCAAGATTTGAGACCATATGGGCAAAACCACTTGCAGAAGCACACTGCAAACTCAATCGAATTTGATCTCGGTCTATTCTTGGGACTCTTCCATCATAGGAGAAACCACAGACACGAGCTTCTGGTAGTTTCCAGTATTCCAAATGCAAGATGTCGTTGAGATAGTCCCTACACATCACTGGAAGGAACATCTCGGTGTAAGTATTCCCAACCTTGTTAAGAAATGCCATTCTTGCCTGCACGCTTTGGCCAGATTCTGTGTAGCCGTAGGCCGACTCAAACGGAACGAACACAATATTATTTTCCATATGCTGATTTATCTCTCCATTTCGTCAATCAATTCGTGCTCAAGACGATCAATTGTGGGGACATCCTGCTTGATTGGTGCGTAACATTCATCACAAAGATCAAGAAACTCTAAAGTTGAAGCAATCCGCCGAACTGTCTCCCGATCAGTCAGCAAATTATCACACGAAGCGCATCTCATGGTTTATTCTTCTTTTTCGGTAATTGTTACAAGGTTTGTAACTTCTTATGCTGCTTTTTCGGCGTATTTCAGTATCTCTTCAGCGTAAAGCGATACCGTAGTGCCGAATATCCCCGGCGCAGTGTTGACTTCAAGCACCGAGGCTCGTTTCGTCTTTTCATTCCATATAATATCAACCCCTCCAAACATTAACCCAAGGGCATTTGTGGCTAACACAGCTTGCTTGGCAACTTCTTGCGGGACATACACCCCATTATGACAGAAAACCCAGCCGTTTTCTTCCGTTCTCACTTGATAGTTAATAGTGCCTTCCGCTAATCTGTCACTATCCCGACGTTTTTCCAGCGCATCCAGAAATTTTCCATTAAACGTATAGACACGGAATTCTTTTGTTGGTTCTTCATATTGAGTATATAGACAGCAAGTTCGGAATTGGGTGGGCTTCTCCATTACGCACACCCCCTCTCCCCGAGTTCCTTCTAATACTTGCCGCCCAACAACCACAATCCCTTCTTCCAGCCAACTAATTGCTTTTGTCCGACTTTGGGTAAACTTCGGAACACAGACACCCCCGGCAAGAAAGTGTGAGAAACTCTCAGCTTTGTCAATGGCAAAGCAGATGTTCTGCCAGTGATTCAGAATTTGAGACCGCGAGACTAACTCAGCCCCCCAAATCGGGCGGTGCCCACTCCCCCAATTCACAATTAGATCGTTTTTCTTTGGAGAGTAGTCCCTATCGGGGAATACCCGAATTGCATCAAGAGCTTTGGCAAGTAGTTTGGAACTTGCACTCCCCATTTTATAGGGGTAAACAACCAAACGCTTCATCTTAAGAACTCCTTATTAGTGGACTGTTGGTTCACTTGCGGGCAGAATCAGTAAAGAGGCTTTTTCCTTATCGGGTTTCTTTTCTTCCCCAAACAGGGCTTCAGGCTCGCTCACAAACATTATTGGAATCCCTGTGGTGGGGTCACGTTGCATAGAGCGAATCCGTGCTTCAACCAATACAGCATCGTTGATAAATTTGTCGGCCTCGGCTTCTCCTTTGATCCAAAATCTAATTTCTAATTTATCATATTGATCGTGGCTTCCAATGATTCTCCATTGGTCTTGGGTTGGAGATGCCCTAGATTTTTCCATCGCCACGAATTGAATCTTTTCCCCGATTTTGTATCCGAACATCTGAGTTGGGTATTGGTATCCTTTTCCCCCTCGATGTTTCCAAGCGTCTGCCACAGACTGGAGGACATGCGTTTTAGGGGGGGATAACGTTGGGGGATTGCCCACGACAACTGGAAGATTCGGTTTTGGTGCAATTGGAAGAACCCGCCCCCACACATGGGTATCCGGGTCTTCAGCCCAAGTATATCCAGCTTCCTCCTCCGATTGCGAGTATGGGGTATACACATATGCCGGTGGGGGTGCATAGCCCGTTTGAGAAAGCTCTCCGTCAAATGATATTTGCATGTGGGTAAAGACTGGGAGTTCCTCAATAGTAGGGTAATCCAGTGTTGAGTGTGTCCGACTAACGATCCACTCCAACATTGGTTTTTCACTTCCGAAGATCAAAGTTTTTCGTGTTGTCTCAAAGGAATAGAACATAGGACGATCTGCATTTCGGGCGAAGTTAAGGGTTTTTTCATTCTCATCAAAATAAACAATGGAATATGGGCCTTTGAGTTTTGCTAGGACATCTTTGATGCCGAGTTTAAAAATAGCAAAGGCAAGTCCGTCACTGTCAACTTCAAATTTGTTGGATTTTTTTCCAAATTCAGAAAGATTGGAGGCAAAGCCATTGTGAACAAGGGTAATATGCCCATGCTCGAACGGGTGGGCATTCAGTGTTGTTTTCTTTCCGCTCGAAGCCCATCGGTTGTGCCCAATCAGGATTTTGTCACAAGCCCCTACTGCTTTCGAGAGCCACGGATCAACCCCTTCTGACCGTAGTAGATCAAATCCGCTTCCTCTTAACTTACGCCAGTCTGCAATACCCTCTCGGGATACCCGGACAATCCCCGCCCCATCAATGCCACGGAGACTATCTGCAATTAAAAGCTGTCGAAAAATAGTCTCTTGCCCAAACCAGAGACCCCCAGTAACGAAACAACCTACTCCAACGATGCCACAGATGATATATCTCCTTTAAGTTAAAGCTAAACGTTTAATTCTCGTCCATGTCTTACACTGGCCCGTCTTCAATAATATTAAAATGATTTAGATTATTAGATAGGGTTGTCGCAAATATTGGCGTAGATGTATTTGGTATTGTGTTCTGCCACTGGGCTGCGATGTTCAGCGAGCCCACGACCTCTGGAGGAATGAGACCAACAAAAACTTCTGATGGGGATTTTCGTGGTGGTTTTTCTTGCTTTGGTGTTGCTTTAATCTTCTCCACAATATCCGTTATCCACTGGTTGGCCGGAGAACCAACATCAATTTTGTTTTCTGGCGGAAGGGCAAGACATTTCTTTGCCCAACTCACCCCCGCCGACAGAAAGTGAGCCGTTGTATCAGGTTCACCCAACAGTTTGCTTAGCTCCACTCCAAATACACGATTTTGAAACTCCCCATAGTTTGAAAGGCTGTTTAATCCGTTGATTTGGTCAACAATCCATCGTTGTTCCAATCTGAGAGCAGCATCTTGCAGTGCCCCAATCAAATTCAACCAATTCCCTATTTTTGTTGTGTCCCAAGTGCCGCTCATATGTCTAAATTCTACTGTCCCAAGATCACTGATTCGAGAAAAATTTAGTGCTGAGTATTTTTCCCATTGAGCGATAATACTTTTGATTTGTGAATCTGGATCAAGTGTATGGGAAACACACAAAGAACGAATCCGTGTATATTGTTCAGATTCCGTAATAGGGACACAGAAAATACTTTTGTCTCGCTCACCCCCAACGAATTTGAACAGAAGAAACTCAAATATACTATACAGAAGCTGCAAGTTTGCGACATTCTCGGAGGTAAAATTTCGAATATTTACATGCACGTGGATACTTGTGCGCCAAGAAAAATCAGGTCGTTGCTTTAGCTGCTCAATAAAAAACAAATATAAGCCCGCAACCAAACTCCTTATTTCCTCGGGTGTCGAAACGTAACTTATATACTCAGCTCCGTGCCTAAGACTACCATCACCTTTAGCCGTCCACCCCGCCGGACAACTATCGTCACTGCGTTTTACTCTCACGTTTTCTGTTTCCACCTCAACACCGAAAAGAGGTGGAAATTGAAGGGCACTCGGAGGGATTGGTATTTGGGCAAGCGATTTCTCAAACAAGGAACTCTTTCCTCTGTAAGCCCAATAGCCAGAGATTGCAGCTATTAAATCTGCTGAATGAAATAGGGAAACTATTTGCGGAATCCGCTCTTCCACGTTGTTATTCAGGCCGTATATTTGGCCAATCGTTTTGCTCACGTTGCGGTGACCTCGGTCTCTGTATGAAATTGATCAAATACTTCTTGAAAGAATGGGTGACGAGTTACTTGGATGCTCAGATTATCTGTAACCCCTGCCACATCTAAATCCCCATGCCAAAGTGTGCAGATATACTTTGGGGATATGCTTGAGGTTAAAGCAAAATTATGGGATAACGCTCTGGCAAACACCTTGCGTTTTAGTATCTTTTGGGCTGCGTCCAGCAATTTGAAGAATCGTTGGCTTGTTTGGATTGTATCCAACAACCCACGGCACCCATCGTCAATAATGAAGCCTTTCCTGATAAATGGAGGATACTGATTGAACTCAACGAGCCTCCCAACACCCTTCAAAATAGGGTTAAACAAGTTCCGTGTAAAAAAAGTATGTGGACAAACTCCCTTTTTGTTTTGCCTCATGGAATTCCGAAGAAGCTCCAACGTTGTTCGTCGGAAAGAATACATCCCAGTATCTGGTTGCCACAAAGAAACATCCCACTCGGATACGGGGATAGTGTGGGTTTTCTTATTTCCCCAATCATGAAGAATAACCAAACCTGTTTTTTGGTTGAGTTCATACACAAAGGTTGGGATAGGTGTTACAAGGTTTGTAATAACCAGAGTATGCTCCAAATACATTCGCCAATCGTCTGGGGAAGCATCTGGGAAAAGCTCATTAATATTCATTTCGAGCTACTGCCTACCAAATCACATTCTGTTTTACGCCGGAATAGGCTGGAATCCCATTTGCTCGGTCTCTAAGTCCGAACAACGTAAGGAGATACTGCATGAATTCTTGCGATCTCTTCTGATCATTTTGTTGAGAGTAGCGAAAACAATCACAGATGTGGCTGTAGTTTTCTGAAAGAAGTCCTGGATACTTGTTGCACAAGAAGATGGCCTGTGTTATCCCTGTGAAGGCCCACTCAATCATGTCAGGAGATTTCGTCCAGAAATTGGAGAGCGTGCGGTATTCGATCCCGTAGTCTTTGTTCCGAAATGCCCCCGGTTTCCCATAAAGCTGTCTTCTCCTGAAATCCAAATCGTGAGTTAAAGCTGGGATTCCGAGTGTCAAGTCTAGTGCTTTAACCAAAGGCTCTTTCAAAAAAACATCATCAAGATCGGAGTTGGTGCAAGGTTTGCCATCGACTGCGAAAGAAACATGAAGATGCCCACCAGACGTTCTGATTTTGTTCATTAGGGGGTGTTCTTTTGGGGAGATGTTAACAAGCCTACTCCAAACATCCCAATCTGGCTCACAGCCGATGTTTTGTGCTTGCGGATGGGAAAGTTGATTCTTGGTGAATTGCATAGAACTACAAATATCCACTTCCAAGTTTTTCCCGGCAAGAAACGTAGTAAGATAGTTATTCATAGCCATTACATTGGAAACAAACACATCTTTGGTTTTCGCAGGAGGCACATTATATTCCAACATCACGTTGTCCTCTTGCACAAAGAATCCCCTACCAAGTTCAGGCACGGGTTTTGGATTGTACTTGGTGCCCCCAATCAGACCAATCACAGGCACTTGGTCTTTTGTGGAGGCGTCTCGGAGAAATACTTCCGTGTCAGTTCCTACCATTACAAGCTTGTAACGTGGTGCTTGTGCCATTGGCTAACCGCCTTTCTGTTGTTTGCGGATACGAGCAATTCTTTGTTTTTGATACCACTGTTTGAACTTCTCGATTCTTTGTTTTTGATACCACTGTTTGAACTTCTCGTGGGGTATTGTCCAAACCCACACAAAGATGGTGTTTCCGGTTCGTGGATTCTCCGTCGGTTCAGATTCCATCAATTCTTCGTAGAATTCATTCTCAAGGAAGCAAGCGAACTTGTGACCGACACTCTGCCACGTGTCAGACCAGATGACAAAAGCCGCAGGAACACCCTTGGACGGGTGAAACAAATGAGAAGCCAGTTGGAAAGCGATATCTTCGTCTTTCGCGTCCGACAGAAATCCGTAAATTTCCAGCACCCCGCACGAAATGCTAGAGTCTCTGATTTGAATTCTCGCATGATCTGCCATTTTGTGTTACTCCTGTTTAAGAATAAACCGATTTACTAGTGCTTTGCAGTATTGATAAAACGGGCTGTTTTTTGCTGCAAATTCAGGATGACCTTGGATGCACAAAGATTTAGTTTTTGGATACCAAACAACTTCTGGTTCTTTCGGCGGGGGAGGAGCTTGATTGTCCTCCCCATCCAGATACTCGTAAGATAGAGCATCACCATCTAATGAATCAGGAGGCCCTTTTGCCCAAGCTACGAGCTTGAAATCGGACTCGGGTAAAACGAAAGGATTCATCATTTGATGATGAACGGATGTAGCAAACATTACTTTCCCCGTGTCAGTTTTGATGTGATGGGTTCCGTAATGCCCTGTCACATCCTGAAATAGCTTCCCCCCATTCAAAGCTGTAAGCAACTGAGCACCACGGCAAATACCAATAAAAGCAGCCCCCCGATACCTTGCCATTGCAAAGACTGAAGATTCAAGATCATCCCGTCGTGTGTTCAATGGTTGTGTCCAACTGCCTTTGGGTTCCCCATAAAGTTCAGGAGAAATATCATTTCCACCCTCAAATACAACAACGCTTTGGGAATCAATCTGGGCAGCGTGTTTGTAGGAACTGACCTTTGCAAACTGATCACCAAAGACTTGGCCGCACCCGAATCCGAAATCGACAACAACAAGATTCTTGTTCTTTACAATCATTGCCATAGCTGGGTTTCCCTTTGTATGCCTAAAACTCAAAGTTTTTTGCCATTCGTCGAAGTGTTTCCGCTGGGATATTGTGAACACTTATGAAATCCTCCGATTTGCAGATGATTTCTTGGACTTTATACCCGTATTGCTTGGCCATTGAGATATAGCAAGCCATTTCCCAATGTTTGCAGAACGTGTTGGATACAATTACCGTGTTACAACCTTGTAACATGGCTTGTTCAGCACGATCCTGACACCAGTCGTGAGCAAAATGCAGATCAGCACTAACAAACCTGTAGTCCCCATTCCGGGAGAACCATTGGTCGGCCTAAAAATGCCTCACGAAACTGCCTGTTGTGTCCCCAAAGGAACGAAATAACCCATCAATCAGGAGGTTGGCCAGTGTGCTCTTACCACTGCCCGGAAGACCACGAATCAGGATTAGCAGTTTCATTTGGCAAGCTCCATCTCAAATTCCCAAATCAGCATAGGAAAGCCCAGAAACAGCAAGGGGGCATTGGATACCCCATATTCCCACCCCTCTCCTGTATCCGCTTGATGTTTAACATGCCCTGTGAAATTAAATCCGAAAACATCGGGGGTCTCTGCTCGAAAGCATCTTACTTTATCCCCGATAGAGAATTTGGCGTGTGTGTGTTTGATGTTTTGTTCACATTTTGTGCAGTTGTTTATCATGGGTTGTTACAAACCTTGTAATTTTTATTTTATCGCGCGGGATGAATAACAAACAAATACGTAAAGACATTCATTTGGCAATTGCCAAAATACTTCCCACAAAGAGTAAAACCAGCCTCTTCCAGCATCTTTATCGTGCGTTTGTCTGTGACATTGGCGATGATGGCACAAACCCCCTTGGTAATGTTTGCTTTTTGAAGCAAGTTATCGAGTTCCTTTTGATCAGTGAGATCACCACCTTCATATCTAACTCTGTCTTTGTAATTCCCATTGATGTTTGTTAACTCAAACATACTGCAAGTGCCCGGTAAACAACCCTCAGAAAGTTGCATATGAACCTCCGCTTTAAAAATGTAGACTGTGGATTGTGTCGATTGGATGCCGGTAATTTAGCAGTTCGACACACTGATCTTCGGACAACTTCTGTAAATCAAGAGCAACTTCTGTTAACTGCCGTTGAGTGAAGATTTGCATTCGTTTCCACTCAAGGATAGAGCGTTGACGGCGGGAAAGATTCAAAGTAGCACAAACACGGGATACCTGCTCTTGGGTTCTCATAGGTTACCCGTGAACTTTCGGGATATGGTTCATAGCGTGACTGCGCGCTTTTCGGATTAACCTTCCGGGATGGCATACCGTGCAATGATTAACACCGTGCTTGTCAGTGGTATGCACACGCATCCCCAAACCGTATTTCTGATCTTGATAGGCATGGGGTTTACAGTTATCGCATTTTTGAATCATGGAAACAACCTCCTTTGAAACGGTTTTGCAAGAATCTTACGAATTTTGGCCAAATAAAAACGAGCCGTTGCTTGTTCTTTTTTCCAGTTCCTTTTCATCCTATGGCCACAATTTAATCAAAATCCAAACCAACAGAATACCAAGTCCAAACAAGCACCAACCAAGAACGACACTACTTGACATTGTTACACCCTTTGTAACAACTTAAAACCCCATGCGAAGGGCAAAAGATGTGGATATCAACCGACCACACCCTCAACCTATCGGCTAGAGTCTTTTGCAAAAGTAATAGATCAGGCAGATAGTCCCTAACGGGTATGACCCAATCCTCTAACTAGTTTATTCACAGATTCACGGATTACTGTCGGGAACTTACCCCATATCCCTAGCCACGTCTGGCTAAGAAATCTCCTCAGAAACCTCTTTATTGCAGATTTCGCACAAAACCACTTCTTTCACGGTCTCAAACCCACTGGATAAGTTGTCCCCCTCATCGTAAACCCGATCACGAATAGAAGATACAACCTTATGGGCTTTTTCACGGGGTTTAGAAGTATCCCCGCACAGATCACATTTAAACGTCATTTGTAGACACCAATTTCAAATCCGGCCCCAAAATATAATAGGCTGGTATTGTTGATGAAACTGGAAAGAGTAAAAGATCAGTATTATGGAACTCAAAACATTCTTGTGGGTAAAGACATGAATGTTCTGGCCCACCCTCACATGTGCATTTGTGCTCAAGCAAGAAATGAGAGAATGTGCTCAATTTTTTGTAACATTCACACATCATTTTCCTACTCTTTTGATGATAGATTGAAAGTCATACGAGAAAACCCCCTAAAACTAACAGGAAACAAACAAAAACCGCAAAAACGATAGCGGCTAAGTCACGCTTGTCATTTGCACGTAGGAGGGAATTAATCATATTTCGCGCTAGGCCCGAACCTAAAAATCATTATCATTGTTTGTTACAACCCTTGTAACAAAAACACCAAAAACCAAAACAAACTCACCTGTAGATTAGACCACCACAAAGGCACTTAGTTCCTTGATTTTAAAGGGAATTTAGATGAAATGCTATTTTCCCCTTTTTCGGGATTTAGCTTGTGGTTTTGGTCTTAGCCTATTTTTTGCCACCCTTTTCGCTAGGAGTGGTATTGCTGTTCGAGTTTACGATTGCTCTTGAGCGGCAATATCTTGCTCAAGCTGTTCATCGCTTTTGTTCGCTTCCGCTTCGAGTGCAGCGATTGTTTCAGGACTTGCCGCGACTGCTGGCGTTGGCTTTGCGGCGGGTTTTTTCGCGTCTGCTTTCGCTTTTGCTGTTTCCTTATCTACACGCTTTTGCTCTTCCAACAGCATACGTGCTTTTTCGGTCGCAGCGTGCTCCCGTGCTTTTTGTGTCATTTCAGCGATTTTCTTGCCAAGGTTGGCGTAATACTTGTCGCTTACCTTAGCAAGTTCTACGGCGAAGTCTGACATCCTTTCTACCAGTCCTTCAGGATTTCCGGCGGATTGGATATAGACTTTAGTCGCTGCTTCAATCAAGCCTAACGCTGTGCCCGCGCTTGATTTGGTTAACCGCTTGCCGATTTTAATCAGATCGTCGGCTTGAAGCTTTTTAGGTTCCGTTGACTTGCCAGAGCGGGTCTTTTCGCCGTTTTCTAGCTTGATGATATCCCGACACTGGTCAACGTAGCTGTGGAAGTCTCCCTGTATTGCTTCCAGTTTTGCCTGCGCTTGCGGTTTATCCATTTTGGTAATGAGGATATGCGCCGCTTGGAATATCATATGCGCTTCCGACTTGCGCACCCTTGCGCCTGCCTCTGACTTGCCAGCTTTGACATATGCAAGGGCATAGCCTGCTAGAAAGTCAGTAGACTGTTGCGCTAATCCGCTCAATTCGACTGCTACTTCAGTAAGCAGATTGCGCGCTACCGCGTATCCACGGTTTACCGCTTCAATGATCTGTATTCCCGTTTCCACGCCTTTGACGCCGAAGTCACTTGTTACACTTGCTTTAAGGATTGTTGCCATATTCGCTATTCCTTTCAAACTGAATTACATATGAGGGGAACTAGCTGAAGGATGGCAAAAGATAGGCTAATATCAAGGTGTGACTGACTTTCCAGCCACTGCTAGCTTGCACTCGCACGGGGTAGGCTAGCGCCTTGCCGTGGTCAGAGCGGATATGAGGGGACTGTTGTCCGATGGTGCAGGATTATGGTCGCAGTCATCTGACTGGTTCCGTCCGTTACCAGTAAGACCACCACAGTGCGGGGTAGTTCCCTTGGTTCATGACTGTTACACTGTTTAGAGTAAGTCTAATCCCCTAATCTTTGTTACAAGGCTTGTAACGTATGCACCTTTGTAGTGCATTGATTAGATTGATAGTGGTATAAATCAGCCTTATGCTTAGCAGTTAATGGGAATAATTCTCATTTATATCTAGGTGTTTTTATTTTAATCCTTTATTAAACAAGGGGGTGGGGGGAAAATCCTTTAGTGGGGATATTGCTTCCTAGTAGTAAATACCACAGGAATAACTTTTATAAAGAGTCTCTTTCCCCTATAAAATTAGGAACTTAAGTGACGCTCGGAGGATACAAGGGCAACCCCTTAGACTCCTCGCTTGAGACCCTTTTTAGGGTCGAACCTAGCATAGAAATAAAATATATTTTACAAAAGAGTTGACTTTTAGTTAAAAGTATGATATAATATAGGCTATTAAAAAACCAAGAACCGTAAGCTTGAAAGCAGAAGATTATATCATAAATGTATGATCTTTCGATGGAAAGTGTATCTATACCTCGCGTTACGCTCGGAATTAGATCAACTCTTACTATCGTAGGAACTTCGTTTCCTTTCGAGAAGTTCCGCTGAGAGGCTCCACTTCTATTTGTCAAGAGATTTATTTTCGTCTAAAATCAAATAGTTCTTGACAAAAGAGCTGAAATGTGTTATAATAGTAGCCAAGACTAGAATTTCGTCTTCTGGGGACTCTCGGTGGACTTTCTGGTCTGTGGTGGCGAACCCATGACCCTTGAGGTCTAGCAGGTCTTAAAACGGGAGGTGGGGTCTCCGTGCCAGATCGAACAACAAGCGGGTTTGGTATAAAGGTTGTGCCTTAGCCTTCCAAGCTAAAGATCACGGGTTCGAGTCCCTGAGCCTGCTCCAAAGTTTCTTAACTGTAAAGTTCCAATATGATTCTTTTTGCCTTCATCTTCTGTGTCTGGTTATTCTTCTGGATTAAACAGGGATACTCTTAGACATACCAACCCCTACCTTTTCTTCGGGGAAACTCACCTTGAACCTCCTAACCCGCTTCCTGAGCCTTTTAGCACTTACTTGTGCTTTAGCTTTTCCACCAGTCTTTGCCAAGTCTCCTGAGACCTGCCAGATACAGTCTCGGCATGTCATGCAGTGGACTGTGTATCGGATACAGGGAATCACTAAGCAGAATCTGATTGAAGCCATTGATTTTTCAATGGTTTCCAAGGAAGTAGAGCGGGATGTCCGAAGGGCAATTGAGTTCATCTACCAAGGAACTGATCCTGATCCAATGGAAAAGGCCGGAACTTGGTTCAAGCAATGTCTGAAATCCCCTGAATACGGGGCCGAGAAAGACATCTAAAGCAATGGCTACTTTTTCTTATTCTGATTACTTGATGACCTGTAATGCAACCTATAATCAGGGGGCATTGGATATTAATCTTGACCTCTTGTTCGAGATTTATACTCTAATCCGACAACTGCACGCACAAATCCCAATAGACTTCCTGCACTTTAATAAGTTGGTTACTACTTGGGAATTCAAGATAAAATTTATGGACACGCGCATTTGGAAACAATCAGTTACATTCGACCAAATGCTCGACCCTCTCCTTGGATACACTCAAATAAATGACCTTTTCCGATTGTCTGAGGTTGCACCATACATCCGGGATTTACGAGTAGCGTTTATTAATCTTCATAGTCTTCTTGTAATTGACACCTTTGAAGTAAATATCTATTAAACTTCCACTTAAAAATGGCTTTTATTGAAAATGCCCCAGATACCCGCCCGGAGAAACGCACTGGGATGACCTACAGGGGAAAGGAGATCGTCCTTGCTCCTGTCCGGGGGACTTACAACCGGGGAATTGAGAAGCGGAACGGGTGGTATCCTGATGAAAAACGGATCGAAGTTGTTACTCTTTGGGCTTGCATTGGCAGTGCTCAAAAGTGCTCTGAGCTTGCAAAGGTTCCAGTTGGAACGGTTAAGGCTTGGTCTCGCACCCCTTGGTTTAAAGAGCTTCTTGAAGAAATACGCCATGAAAACAATGAGAAACTTGACGCTAAGTTCACGCTAATAGCGGAACAAACGCAAGATTTGATCCTAGATCGCCTTGAACATGGTGATTATGTCATCCTTAAAGATGGAACTCAGACAAGAAAGCCTATAAATGCAAAGGATTTGGCCTTAGTCAGTGCAATTACCATCGACAAACGCCAAATTATCCGAAATAAGCCCACTTCGATAAGCCAGAACGTCAGTTCAGGCGAGGTAAGTGAAGATAAATTGCAGAAATTGGCTCAAACCTTCATTGATCTGGTCAACAAGAAAGAAAATAAAGAGGAAAAAGTGATTGAGGGTGAGGTAATAGATGTCACACCTGAGCCAGCAACCGCCTGATCTTGTCTTTCTTCATCGTCGGGACCTACGAAGAAACAAGTTAGCCCAGCAACGATCCAAGTTCAATCTCGAAGAACCACAAAATGCCTTCAAGCCCCGGTTACATAAGAAACTACAAGCAGGAAGCAGCCGCCGAAGACCCGGAACGCAGGAAACAGCGGACGATGCGGGTTAAAGCCCGAAGAGCCTTCTCTATGGCTCTTGGGCATCCGATACCTCCGGGAATGGATGTGGATCACAAGCGAGAACTAGGCAAAGGGGGTAGTAACAGACTAAGCAATCTTCGGCTTTCGCAGGCCGCTAAGAATCGCAGTTACCCACGAAACCGTGATGGAAGTATGAAGTAACGTGACCAATGGAAACAATGTTAAACTCACAGCCGATCTTATCTACGGATTTGCCGGAGGACTCCTTTCCGGGAGTTTTGATGAACCAGCTCCCACCCCAGATTGTCATCGAGAATGGTGGTCGCTGTGTTGCTCCAGTTACAGACGAGTGGCTATCGCGGCTCCTAGAGGTCACGCTAAGTCCACGGCAATTACGAAAGCTTATCTGCTCGCCGCTGCTCTATTTAGGGCTGCTCGGCACATCGTCATCGTAAGCGACACATATAAACAGTCTTGCCAGTTCCTCGGAGAAGCCAAGAGGGAACTTGAAATAAATCAGCAACTTCGGGACCTTTTCGGGATAGTTGGATTTGACACGGACCGGGAAGACGAGGTAATTGTAAGGCTGAATGATGGGTATGATTTTAGGATCGTGGCCCTTGGTTCTGAGCAGAAGGTGCGAGGAATCATTTGGAACAACCGCCGTCCTGATCTAATTATCGGGGACGATCTAGAGAATGATGAGATCGTGATGAACCCAGATCGGCGTGAAAAGTTCAACAAATGGCTCTTCAACGCCCTCCTACCAGCGATGTCCCACAAAGGGGTTATAAGGCTTGTCGGCACTATCTTGCACATGGACGCTGCTCTTGAGCGCCTGATGCCAAAGGACCGCAACGCCAACACCCGTCACAGTGATCTGAAGTCCGAGACAATCAAGCCAATGGACGGCTGGATGTCGGTCAGATATAAGGCACACAATGAAGATTTCTCAAAGATTCTATGGCCTGTTAAATGGAATGAAAAGAAGTTTCGAGAAATACGGGCAATGTTCGTGGCTCAGGGGAACCCGGAGGGGTATTATCAGGAATATCTTAATCGTCCAATTGACCCGTTTAACACCTTCTTCAAGAAGTCCGACTTCATTGATTTTGATGAACAGGATTTCACCCGTGCTTGGGAATACGCTCCAACCTATCTCTCTCTTGATGGAGCTTTTTCCACTAAAGAACGACGCGATTGGTGTGCATTCGGGGTTGGTTCTCTTGATGAGACCGGAATGCTCTACATCCGGCAAGTTATTCGAGACCGATTGGACACTAAAGAGGTCGTGGATACCATCGTTCGGCTTCAGGAACGATACAAGTTCAATACTGTCCTGATTGGTAAGGGTGCCTATGAAAAGGGAATTGGACCGTTTCTACAGGATGAAATACGAAGACATAATAAATTCCTTCATGTTGAGGCGATCCCCGAGACCATTGACAAACGGCTTCGCGCCACATCTATCCGTGGAAGAATGCGAACAAGCGGAGTCAAGTTTGCTAAAAAGATGTCTTGGTATCCCGACTTTGAGCAGGAACTCCTTGAATTCGACAGAGGCAAGCACGACGACCAAGTAGATATGATGTCCCTATTCGGCCTTTTTCTAGACCAAATGATGTCGGCTCCTACTGGTAAACAGATACAAGATTTGGAATGGGAAGAAGAATTTGTGGACCTTTCAGCAATAGATATGGGACGTAGTGAAATGACCGGCTACTAGATGACAACCCCCACTAAAGAAGAATTTACTCGCTATACTGAGTCTAAAAATTTATCTTCCGACATCCACCCAGAGTCTTTGGAGGAGATGGGACGGAAGATTTGCCATTGGTTTGACGAAGACTGCGATTCCCGTATTGAGTGGGAAAGACGTTACGAAGACTACCTCAAGTTAGCAACCCAAGTCAAGGAAACTAAAACTTTCCCTTGGCCTAAAGCAGCGAATGTCAAGTTTCCCCTACTTGCGACCGCTGCACTACAGTTTGCGGCTCGGGCATATCCTGCTCTTGTCCCCGGCCCAAACTTGGTTGCTGGTCTAGTTATTGGTCAAGACGAAGGCGGAATCAAGACCAGCCAAGCTAAACGGATTGGCAGGCACATGAGCTACCAACTTACTTCCCAAATGCCTGACTGGGAAGAGGAAATGGATCGTTTATGTTTTATACTCCCCATTGCTGGTTGTCTTTTTAAGAAGACCTATTATGACCATATGGAAGAAAGAAATTGCTCTGAGCTTATACTTCCTACAGAGCTTGTTATTGACTATTATGCGAAAACTGTTGAAAGTGCTTCGCGCAAGTCCCAAATAATCTGGCGGACTGATAATGATATCCAAGAACGGGTTAATAAAGACCTTTTTAACGATTTGCCATATGGCCAACCCCGTGGACAGTCAAAACCTAATGACGCCCGGAATCAGATCGACGGAACAAAAGAACCTGCCTTATCGCCTGCTACCCCGCACAAGTTCATCGAGTGTCACTGCTCTTGGGACCTCGACGGTGACGGTTACGCAGAACCCTACATCGTCACAGTTCACTATGATTCTAAACAAGTCGCACGGGTCATCGCCCGATTTGATGTTGATGGAATTGAAACAACGATTGATCCGAAGACGGGCAAGGAGAAGTTCGTCCGAATTCGGCCCACGGAATACTTCACCAAGTTTGGGTTTATACCTAATCCTGATGGTGGTATCTATGATGTTGGCTTTGGTCTTTTACTCGGGGGCATAAATGAGGCTGTTAACAGTCTTACTAACATGCTTCTTGATGGCGGCACCATTAACAATCTACAGGCCGGTTTCCTTGGCCGTGGAATACGGGTTAGATCGGGTAATACTCGCTTTATACCCGGTGAGTGGAAACCAGTAGACTTTACCGGCGATGATATTAAAAAGCATATATTTCCCCTTCCTACGAAGGAACCGTCGGACGTTCTATTTAAATTGCTCGAAACCTTGGTCTCCAGTGGAAAAGAACTCGCAAGCATCGCCGAGATTTTTGTTGGGAAGATGCCGGGCCAGAACACTCCCGCTACGACTACGATGGCTACGATTGAGCAAGGTCTCAAAGTATTCACTGCAATTTACAAGCGTATCTACCGGGCATTAGGCAAAGAATACGAGAAACTCTTTCGCTTAAACGCGATCCATTTACCTGACTCGAAAATCTACTTCACGATAAACGAACCGGAAGGTCCACAAGGCCAGTCGGTTGAGAAGCAGGACTATGACCAAAAGAACATTTCGGTTAAACCCAATGCTGATCCCAACATTGTAAGTTCTGCTCAGAAATTGATGAAGGTTCAGAGTTATGGGGCTTTGCTTCAACTCGGAACCATCAATCCGAAGGAATACACGAAGAGATTCCTTGATGCGGTTGAAGCGGAGAACATCGGAGCCTTAATGGGGGCCGATGCCAAACCCGGCCAACCTGCCGGACAGAACCAGCCCTACCAACCACCCCCTTCTCCAGAGCAAGCAAAACTGCAAGGGGAGATGCAATTAAAGCAAGCTGAAGGCCAACAGAAGGCCCTACAAGCACAACAAGAAGCACAATTAAAAGCTTTTGAAGCGAGTCTTGATGCTAAGTCTAAAGAATTAGACATGAAGATAAAAGCTTTTGAGGCACAACTGGAAGAGTCCAAAGCTAAGCAAGAAATGTTCCACACGGCTGTTCAAGCTGCCAATGATTTGCAACAAACCCAGCAAACTCATATGCAAGAACGAATGCACGCTCAACAGACCCATCAACAAGACATGCAGCATCAAAAAGAGATGTCTGAAGCAAAAGTAGAAGCAACTAGGAAGCAAGCGGCTGCTAAACCAGCCACACCAAAATCTAAATAAAAGGATGTAGATGCCTTTAATTGATTTGCCAGAAGTGGCGAAAGAGGACTGGGCACTCTGGAAACAGACCCCCGTTACTAAAAGAGCAGTTGCAGGTTTAATGAATAAGCGGGAATATATCAAAGAAGCCCTTGCCGAAGGGCAGTTTGTCACTGAAGACGAACGTCTTATTGCTATAGGCAAGACACAAGCTTTAAAAGATGCAGTGTTGTATTTAATCGAAGATTTCGATTACCAAATAAAAGAGGATGTATCAGATGCTGAAGGCTATAGCGTTTAGAATCATTATAAAACCTGATCCCACCGCAGGCCAAACAGTCACATTCGGTGGACAAGAGATAGACATTAAGAAAATAGATGGTCATTGGGTAACCCCAAATGGAATTGAGGTTGATCATCTTGTGGACGAAAAACAGGAACTTGGGGCCACTGTTACAGGAACAATTGTTGACATCGGACCGGATGCTTGGGCTTCTTATAAACCGAGCAAACCGTTTGCTGATCTGGTTATTGGAGATCATGTCTATTACGCAAAATACGCAGGTAAGTGGGTAACTGATTTCGAAACTGGGGAAGATTTTCTAGTTGTCAATGACGATGATATAGTTTGCCGGTATTCGGGCATACCCGAGGCAGTGCCTCTTGTCTAATCTAGCTCTTTCTTGGCGACCAAAACGCCGGAATGTGCGATATGAAGATAGGCCAGAGGGCATCCCGGAATGGGTGTATACTGAGGCGCAAGCAGCAAAAGTGTTCTATAACGAGAATTGGGAATTCTGGGTTTGGCAGGAATCCCTTAATCGAAATGTTAGTCAAGCTGTAGCAGAGGATGCTTGTATTCGGGGTTTAAAGAAAGCCCTTGACAGAATCCATCTAGTCTATGGAGATTCAATAGCAAAATGGTATTTAGCGTATTTGGATATGGGCGATATCTTTGATAAGGTAAAACATCCATACTACCAAAAAATAACCCTTGAGGGGCTTAACAATAATGCCGGATAAAGAAGAGTTGGGAACGCATGTTCCCGGAGAACCTGACGGAAATGTCCTAAGTCCACAGATTGTGGAGAATGCAAGAGAAGAAAAAGCAAGAAAGAAAGGCTGGAAACCACTGGATGAATACACTGGAGAACCTGCCGATTGGGTTGACGCAAAGGAATTCCTTGGTCGTGAACCCCTCTTTGAAGCTAACCGTGATCTCAAACGGCAACTGAAACAGCAGCAAACTCGGTTTGAGGCGGACATGAAAGTCATCTCGGGGCAGTTTGCTCAGATGAACGAACAAGCCTACAAACGAGCACTGACTGATCTGCAAGAACAGCGTGATATCGCTATCATCGACAAGGATATCGAGACTGTCCGTAAACTTGACATGCAGATTGACACCACCAAGCAAGCCCACGTGAAAGCAGTCCAAGCGAGTCAGACTCAACAAGGTCCGCAAGAAACTGAATACATGGTCGCATGGAGAGGTAAGAATTCTTGGTTTGACGATGATCAAACCCTCCAAGATGAAGCAGTCTCCATCGGAGTGGGTTACATGATGAAGAATCAAGGCACGACTCAAGAGAAGATGCTGGACTATGTGACGGATAGAATCAAGAAGATTTACCCGGAGAAGTTCACCTCTAAATCAAAAGCAAAGGCTAATGAAGAAAACGTGGAAACTACCACTGATAAAACTGTCAATTCGGTTGAGAAGTCAACCCCACCGCTAGGCCAAAGAGGTAAATCAAAAGGTCTGAGTGTTGGAGATTTGAGTGACACCGAACGACAAGTAATGAGAACCTTCATTAAACGTGGGGTTCTAAAAGACATTGCCGCAAAAAACAAGCGTAGTGAGCAGGAAGAATATCTTGCACAACTTGCCGATAATCGTTAACCAGAGGAGCATATAAGATGCCAAAAGGAATAAAGAAGACTGACGAAACACGGCCCAGCAAGATCGACCGTTCAGGTCGCCCAAAAAGAACTCCTATTCACGGTCTCCGGGATAAACTCTCAGTTCACGGACAAGAACCGGGTTGGCATTATTGTATTGTCAACGAGGAGAATATCCACCAATTTGAAATGGCGGGTTTTGAATTTGTCACCCATGAGGTGCAGATTGGGGATCGCCATGTAGACACAGCCCAAGAAGTGGGCGGGAAAGTCACCATTAAGATAGGCAACAATCATACTGGTTATTTAATGCGTTGCACAGAGGAAGATTACAACGAAGAGATGAAAATGATTGATGATGAAACAAATGCCAATGAACAAGCTCTTTTCAGTAATCTTAACCGCAAGGAAGAAGGCAAATATGGCGAAGTTAGAGTTGAATACTCGAAACCTGTAGGCCGATAAACAAGATAGTAGTATCACGTTTGCCAAATAACTCTTCAAAGACTTGTTGGGAAAACATCGAAGTTGAATTATACCTATCTAATTTTTGGAGGTAATTTATATGGCTAATGTGTCGCGTCCTTGGGGATTTCGCCCGGTCCGTCACCTACAAGCTGTCAAGTGGAATGGGGCAACTGAGCTTTATGCTTTCAGTGCGTCTGATGCCACCGCAGCGTATAATGGTGATCCGATCAAGGTTGATACCACGTATGACACCACAGCACTCACTGATAAGTTGGCCCCGGTTATTCCGTTTATTACGGTGACTGGTTCCACTATCACGACCACGGTGTTCCGTGGAGCGATTGCTGGTTTTGTGCCCGAACCCGAATATAATCACACGGCGACGGCATCCCTTGGTCTCATGTATCGTCTCGCGTCAACTGCCCGGTATGCTTGGGTTGTGGATGACTATAATGTAATCTTTGAAGCAGAAGAAAGTGGCACGAACAGTTATGTAACGGCGACTAATAACCCCGTTAACAAACTGCTTGATGTGACTGCTGCGGCAGGTTCGGCAACGACTGGTGTCTCTGGTTATACCCTTACGGGGGCGGCTGGCGGCGCTACTACCGATAAACCGTGGCGTGTATATCGCGCGACTCAACGGATTGATAACTTCAATTCGTCTGCCTCAGATACTTCACCGTATTGGCACTGGGATGTCCTGATGGCGAACAGCGATCTGGCCACTCTCAAGGTCGGTGCTTAATTAACGAAAGGACTAGGATATGACTATTAATACTGGTTCATTCAGCAAAGCACTCTGGCCCGGAGTAAACGCGTGGTATGGTAAAGAATACAGCGAGTTTAAGGTCGAGTGGACTGAACTGTTTGATCAATTCACAAGCCGTAAAGCGTTTGAAGAAGATGTTGGAGTCTCTAGTTTCGGACTTGCACAAGTTAAGCCGGAAGGCCAAGGAGTGCAATATGATACTGAGATTCAAGCGTTCATCACCCGCTATACGCACATTGTCTATGGCCTTGGGTTTATTGTAACTCAAGAAGCTTTTGATGATGATCTTTATGACGTAATCGCTGAGAAGCGTGCGCGCGGTTTGGCTTTCTCAATGCGCCAAACGAAAGAAACGGTGGGTGCTAACGTCTATAATCGTGCCTTTACTACCGGGTATACTGGTGGCGACGGCTCGGTGATGATTGTTACGTCGCACGCTAATGCGATTGGTGGCACTTGGTCAAATAAACTGAGTGTGGCTGCGAATCTTTCGGAAGCAGCGTTGGAACAGGCTCATATTGATATCGGGAAATACACGAATGATCGTGGTTTGAAGATCAAAGTAATTCCGCAGAAATTGATAATTCCTGTTGACCTCCAGTTCCAAGCAGAGCGGATTCTTAACTCTGTGTTGCGAGTTGGAACAGCCAACAATGATCCAAATGCACTGCGTAATCTGGGAATGCTGCCCGGCGGAGTGGCGATGAACCACTACCTTACTTCTACTACGGCTTGGTTTCTCAAGACCGACGTAAAAGACGGTATGAAGTATTTCAGTCGAAAAGACGATTCCTTCACCGAAGACAATGACTTTGACACCGAAAATGCCAAATTCAAAGCAACGGGTCGGTATAGTTTTGGTTGGACTGATCCTCGTGCAGTGTATGGCACGCCGGGTGTATAACAGTGTAATTTAATAAGGGACGGGGGGAATTGTCCCCCCTTACCGCTTTTTGTGTTCCGATCTTAGCAGATTAATAGTTAAGTTGGGGTAAGCCACGATGTAACTTCGTGGGGCACTGGAGAATATATAATATGCCTCTTACTAATTTTCCTAACGGTATTTTTGCAACACCTGTAGTTGGTGCTAATAAATTTGCTGGTCTTTGGACAAGCCGTGTTTGGTTTGTTGACGGAACGAATGGGCTGAATGGTAATCCGGGAACCGACCCTAGCCTTAGCCTTGCGACGATCACTCGTGCAGTTGCTCTTGCTGGAAAAGACGACACAATCTATATTCGTCCTCTCGCTGCTGGATCATACTACACAGAGAGTGTTATTGCTCCCGCTGCGTCCACCGGCCTGAGTATTATTGGCACGGGTCATGGGAAAGGCGGAAGTGTGTATCAAGCCTGCACGTGGCGAAATTCGTCTAACTCTGTGGATGACTCTGCACTTGAATTACGCCCAAGCCACGCTAATGTTGAGAATGTTCACTTTTTCTCTCGTGCGGCTCAGTCAAGTGGGTTTGGCATTAAAGCCTACTGGAATACGGGCAGTGGAACTAATATTGGTTCGAGCATTGTGAACTGCGGGTTTTCTGCCGATTTAGCAGATCATCCGGCAGCGGCGGGTGTTGTGCAGAGTGCAATTCGCTTTGACAGCAGTGAAGGTCAGCTTGTAGAGGATTGCTTCTTTGTTGACTGTCGTGTTGGAATCGCGGCGGGATCAACGATGAATGCTTGGAAGGAACTTGTTATCAGAGGTAATATCTTTAATGGATTGGCGGAGAATATTGCAGCCGATTTGATGTTGTCAGATGGCACAAATTTGGCAGTAGTGGGCAATCACTTTGGACATACTGTTCCCAGTCACGCGGCTGGAACTATGACTAAGTATATCTTCTGTATTGGTGGCACTACAGTCACTGGAAGCGCATCTGGTAATTTCTTTGGTAGTGCCAATGCAGGTTATGGCACGGATAATACGAACAATGCTGGTATTATTCGCTCAGGAAATTTCTACAGTGCCGGTATTATGACTTCCTAATATGCTTATTATCATAAAGGACAGTCAGCCAAAGGGCCGAACAAGGACAAACACTGACCGGCAATTGCAGGACGCCGGTTGGGGTTCTTCCTTCAAAAATGCTGAAGCTGCCGATAAATGTGCCTTCATTGAACGCAAACTGAAGACCCATTTAGGGATGGACGACAGTCGGGTCAGTGCCGCTCGAATTAACGATCTGATTGACAAATAAGGACCACAAATTATGGCAAACACTGTAACAGTAAGGACCCTTCACGACAGTTCTCATCGGGCTATTATTCATTGTTGGATTTCCAGTGACGGGGCTTCTGGGGAGGTCTCCGATGCCGTGTTAGTGGATGTTAGTGGTCTTTCAGGATCGCCGACAAAGGTAGCAATTCTAAAAGTTGACGCCTGTTTAAACGGATTTAACGCTCGTCTTGAGTTCGATGCGACCACCGACGTAGGGGCAGTAGCTTTAGCAGCAGACCATGAAACCCATCTTGATTGGTGTGATATTGGTGGATTAAGCAATAATGCTGGAGATGGAGTGACAGGAGATATCCTTGTGACTACCTTTGGCCTTGCAACATCTGCGACGGACTGCGGTCAAATCACGATTGAGGTGTTAAAGAATAACGTCGGAAGTTCTAATCTGTAAGGAGTTTTGTATATGACTACTCCTGTGGATCGGAGACGACAGGCACTAACCAAAGATGATCTGAAAGAAGTTGTTGTTGAGGCGCTGGAAATTCACATGCTGTGTGATCAACACCAATTCATCAAAACATTAATAGAAAAAGAAAAACGAAAACAAGAACTCTGGGAAAAAACCAAAGCCCACGTTTTTGGTTGGGGATGTGTTGCCGCTATTGTCTTTTTAGCAAATGCCTTTTGGCATGAACTTATCTCAAGTCTTCCTTTCTTGAAAGGGGAATAGTCTTGGCCACGAGCGGGACCATCACATATAGGGCAGATCGAAATACCCTTATCAAAGGAGCTTTACGTCTTTGTAGTGCATATGATCCAGAGAATAGTGCTGGGCCTTCTACTAATCAGATCACCTTTGCTGCTGAGGCTTTGAATATGCTCATCAAAAAGTGGGAGGCTCTTGGACTTCAACTTTGGGAACGGAAATGGGGGGTTATTTTTCCTCGTGTAGACCAAGGTGTGTATTCTCTTGGCACCCCCGGACCTGCCGGAGACCACGCAACTCTGGCTAGTCCTTTGGGCTATGGCGACTTTGTAAATACCACGCTCTCTGCCGCTGCTGCTAGTGGTGCAACGACAGTAACTTTGACGGCAATCACAAGTGGTAGTTCCACAGGGATTTCTGTTTTCACTGCTGCCACCACTCATAATATTGGTGTCGAATTGGACAGTGGGGATTTGCAGTGGACAACGATTAATGGGGCCTTGAGCACTAACACCGCCACCTTGACAACGGCGCTCACTGGAGCGGCTGCTTCTGGCAACCGGGTGTTTGTTTATGCCACGAAATTAACACGCCCGTTACGAATTCTGGATGGATATGTCCGCCAACTAAGTAACAATAGTGACATCCCAATTAATCTTATACCCCGTGAGAATTACAATCGGTTTGGAATTAAAACCAGCACAGGGCAACCTGTGCAATTATATTATGACCAACAATCAAATTCGGGATTGGTATATATATACCCGGTGTTCTCCAATGTGGATCAGTTGCTTTTTATTGAGTTCCAAAAGGCGATTGACGATTTTACCAATTCCACAGACGATTTTGATCTTCCTCAAGAATGGAATGAGGCATTAAAATTTAACCTTGCTTTAGCTATAGCCCCAGAATATGAAGTCACTGAGCTTAAATTTAAGCAGATTAAACTACTTGCTGATGAATCTTTTGATCTGGTCAACGGGTATGACCAAGAATCAACATCTTTCTTCATCCAGCCAAACGAGATGTTAATCAACTCTTTGAGTAGGTAAATCAGAGATGGCTAAGAAATTCACTGGGCCAAGTTCTAAGCAGTCAGAGGATATCCAGACGGCTCGAATCCCCGTTATTGGAGATATGTTCTTTCGTGGAACAAGTGCCTCAAAAGACCAGCGGTTTGTCAACGGATTCTTTGAAGTATCCAAGAATGCTGAAACACAAAAAACACACTATTTCTTCTGCAAACGACCCGGACTTACGCAGACAGGAGGAATAAGACCCCCCGCTGGAAATGCAACGGGACGTGGGTGTTATAGTTGGAATGACAAACTCTATAGTGTGTGTGGCACTAAAATTTACTCAGGAACAACTGATCTTGGAGTTACCCTAAAGACATCTACTGGAATATGCGGATTTGCTGAAACACGTCTTGGGATTACTACCCAATATCTTGGAATTAATGATGGAATCAACATCTACTTAATTAGTTTAGTAGATGCTGTCACAACTATTTCAGTCAAATCAGCAACAGTAACAATCACGATAGCATCCCCCGGCGTTGTGTCTTGGTCTTCTCATGCTCTTCTTGCTGGAATGCCAGTAGTGTTTAATACCACGGGGGCATTGCCAACGGGCATTGTTGCAGGAACCACCTATTATGTTTTAGCTGCGGGTCTTACAGCGAACGTATTTGAAATTGCTGCAACTCCCGGAGGAACGGCTATCAATACATCTGGATCACAATCAGGAACGCATACTGCTACTTTGCCGACCACTCGTGATTTAGTGTATATGGATGGCTATTTTTTCACCCTTCGTTCTGATTGTGTGCTTGTGAACTGTGCTGTGGATGACCCCACGACTTGGGCAGCAGCTTCGTTCCTCACTGCCCAGATGTATGGTGGAACTGGGGTGGGGATTGCACGCCAAAATAACTTAATGGTCGTGTTTATGAATCGGTCAGTTCAGTTCTTTTATGATGCTGCTAATACTGCTGGGTCTCCTTTATCCAATGTGGAACAAGCAGTGCAACAACTTGGATGTGCGGCAAGAGGAAGTATTGTTAAAGACGAAGGAAGCATCATTTGGGTCACGAACAGTGACACTGGTGGCCACACGATCTACAAGATGGATGGGGTTACTGCTGTAAAAGAAATTGCTTCTTTGGAATTACAACGGATTCTGAATGGGGAGGGCACCGCAATCTCCTCAGCTAATGCTTTCTCACTAAGAACAGTTGGAAAACTATTATATGTCTTGAGTTTGACAACGGCAGGAAGAACATTTGTCTTTGACCATGATACCGAATTATGGACTGAGTGGGAGGCAGCGGCTGGTGGCGCTGTTTGGCCAATCGTTAGCATTATTGAGCACGCAAATGCTGCTATTTGCCAACATGCCACCAATGGTTGGTTGTATGTATTATCCCCGACAGTATATCAGGATGATTCTACCAATTTCACAGTCTTGACAAGATTCTCTCGGATGGATTTCGATACAATGCGCTGGAAATTCTGCAAACGGCTTGATCTGATTGGGGATGTGCAAGCTTCAACCACCAATGTTAGTTTACAATATAGTGACGATGATTATGTGACACTAAGCACAGCTAGAACGTTAGATATGGCTAACGCCCAATGTTTTTGCACTAACCTTGGAAGATTCCAAAGACGCGCGTTTCAACTAAGTTTTGCTGGGAATAATCCATTTCGGGTTGAAGCAATAGAACTTCGGGTTCGGATGGGAGATTCATAATATGGCTAATAATCTAATCCCATTTCCACTGATGGATAGTAGAACTTTTCCTTTTACGCTACAGGAATGGTTCAGGCAACTTCAACTCCGATTAAATGCATCTTTACAAACACTGACTTTTACTGGTGGTATTATCACTGCCACTCCAGTAGGGTCAACCACAACCTTGACCGTTGCTGGAACGAGTGGTGGAGTTGTCTTTTTTGATAGTGCTACGTCGTGGGCAAGTTCTGGACTGCTTGGGGCTAATGCAATTCTTCTTGGGGGTGGTGCTGGCAATGCCCCCACAGGACTAGCAGTTGGAACGGCTCGGCAAGTAGTAGAAATGAATACAGGAGCGACAGCTCCCCAATACACGTCTTGGCCTCAAATGAAACAAACAATATCTGTTGGGCAGACGATAACGATAGACTCTGGATTTAGCATTTGCATTGCTGGCCCCCTAAATAACCAAGGGACAATCGCCAACAGTGGGACTTTGTTGATTCTATAGGCGGAACGAACGATGGCTCTTTTAACACAAACCACTAATGCTACTCCATCCACCCCCTCAACGGGGCAGTTCTCGCTTTATGCAAAATCCACTGGGTTGTTGTATTGGATTGACGACACCGGAACTGAGAGGCAGGTTGGCTATCTTAGTGGTGGTGTCACTCCCCCACAACTAGGTGGAACAGGAGTTGCCAATAATAGTGCTTCAACATTAACGATTTCCGGCAATTTTGCCACAACTTTGACCGTAAGCGCGATCACGGCAGTCACACTACCAACGTCAGGAACGCTTTACGGAACCGCGACTGGCAGCATCACTTCAGCACAACTGCTTGCATCGCTGACTGACGAAACCGGGACTGGGGTAGCAGTATTTGGCACCAGCCCAACGATCACTACGTCTCTTGTTGCTGGCTCAACCACGATGGCTCTGTTTGCTGGGGCCTCTGTAGCTCTCAATGTGGGCCACGCTTCTGCAACAAACACTATTTTAGGCGCAACGGCATTTAGCCAAGCTGTAACGGCTAATGCCGGGTTGGTAATAGCCGCCTCGCAAGCCCTGACCGGCACGGTAGCGAACTCGACGATCAGCGGGTTTCTGAGTGTTGCTGCGACGACTGGCACGTTCACGAATGTTGGCGGAACACTGACGACTGCGGCTCAACCGAACATCACTTCCCTTGGCACGATTGCTGCGCTGGTGGCGGGGACGGGGGCGTTTAGTGGCGATGTTGCAATAGGTGGAGCCGCGTCTACAGGTGTTGTTCACATACAATCTTCAACTGTTA